GTTGACTCGTATTATATTGCCAAATTTGGTCTTGTTAAGGAGAATGAAAATGCAGATCAAGCGTAAGAGTGTAATTTCAGGTATTTGGAGAACTCGAGAAATCCGTGTTCGTCCTGATGATTATGATTCTTGGGAAAAAGGCTATGCAAGTGTAAACGATGCAATGCCTTATCTCGATGATGATGATCGTACGTTCATCTTGGCTGGTATTACAGATTCAGAATGGAGGGAAGCGTTTTCAGAACAAATCCGTTCTATTGTGAACGATCGTTTTTAGTTGTAAGGAAAATAAATGATACAATTTAGTGCAGACTATATTTGGTTGTTCTTCGCATATGGTGTAGGGACAGCCTTTGGATGGTACATTGGTGATAAAAAGAAAACAGAAGACGTTGTCACGCACGTAATTGACAACCTTATCGAACAGGAATATATTAAGGTCAGACGTAAAGATAATGATGAGGTTGAACTTTTGAAACATTGGGAAGATTTATGATTGTGATTTTTAACGGTCCTCCGGCATCTGGTAAGGATGCCGGGACCGAATATTTTGCTAATAATTTTGGATATGAACATCTCAGCTTTAAATATCAGCTGTTTAAAGAAACCTTCAAGCTGTTCGATGTTTCCAAAGATTGGTTTATGGATGGCTACCATGATCGTAAGGTGAAGGAAGCACCTTCGGCACAACTTGGTGGTCTGTCTCGTCGTGAAGCAATGATTTATACTTCCGAAAAACATATTAAACCAAAATATGGGAAATCGTTCTTTGGCGATAAAGTTTCCGAGGAAATTGATGTTAACAAAAACTATGCAATTTCAGATGGTGGCTTTATGGAAGAACTGTATCCGATTATAAATAAAGTTGGATACGATAATATGGTATTGGTTCAATTGGTTCGTGATGGTTGCTCATACAGTTCAGATTCCCGGCGTTATTTCAATGGAAAGCCGCTTGAGGAATATGTAATCTCCCACGAAACAGATCTTATTGAGGAACATCTCCTTCCAGAGGAAATTCCTATTTTGACATATCGGATTCATAACAATGGATCATTACCAGAATTTTATAACATACTAGATGAAATACACAATAAACTAAACTGAGGAATATATTATGACTGATAATCGTGACACAACTATGATCAATCGTGACACAATCGTGACAGCTTTAAAGGAAGGTGTCTGTGTCGTAAACTTTACTAAACAATCCGGTGAAGATAGAGTAATGCAATGTACTCTTAAGGAAGACCTACTCCCTCCAGCAGAAAAAACAGATCCACTGTCTCAGAAAAAAGTTCGTTCTGTGACTGAAGAAGTGGTGGTTGTTTGGGATGTGGAAAAGGAAGGTTGGAGATCCTTCCGTCTGGATAGTGTAAATACTTTTTCAGCAGTACAAATTTAAAATAAAAAGGTTAATAAAAATATGAGTTGCTTATATAAAGGCGAGATTGTAGAATCTGAGCAGTCCAAAAATTCAAACGGCGGTACCGAAATGATGCGTCAACGAGTTTTGGACAATGTTGATTTTTTGCATCTTCAAAAAGTTGCAATCCATTTTTCACGACCTCGCGAATTATATGACGATGTTCCTAATATTCTTTATTGTCATGATCTCGCCGAGGATCCTGAAAATGAGATTTTAAAGGACGGTGGTTGGAAAAAATTTGACCACTTTGTATTTGTTTCTGCATGGCAGCGTGATATGTATGTCATTCGTTATGGTATTCCATACTCAGAATGTAGTGTGATTTATAATGCTATTGAAAAGCAGTATGAGCCAAAGGAAAAGAATACAGAGACAGTTCGGTTCATTTATCATACCACACCTCACCGTGGTTTGGAATTACTAGTTCCAATTTTTGAAGCATTGTGTCAACAGTTCCCTAATATCCATCTTGATGTATATTCTGGGTTTGATATTTACGGTTGGCCAGAGCGTGATAAGCAATATCAAGGTCTTTATACACGCATTGATGCTCATCCGAATATGACATATCACGGTGTGCAGGATAATGAAACCATCCTAAAAGCACTTGAAGATGCACACGTATTTCTTTATCCTAATATCTGGAGAGAAACATCCTGTATTGCATTGATCGAAGCAATCAAAAGTCAGGTGATCTGTATTCATCCTAATCTAGGTGCTTTACCCGAAACAGCTTGTAATGCTACAATTATGTATGATTTCAATGAGGATCCTCAAATTCATGCAAATTATGCGTTTGCAATTACCGCACAGCTATTGGTGGCAATGCAGAATGATCCTAATTATCTAAATAAATGGACATTCTCTGATCGGTTTGCTTTGGCCAGAAATAATATTGATTCATTTACTACGATTTGGAACCAAACTTTGCGAAATGTTTTGGATGGAACAGATGACTGATAAGATTGATAATATTCTTCAATTTCCAAAATTAAAAATACCAGGCAGTCCACAGTCACCACAAGAGCTTGCGGAACAATTATCCGAATATAAAAAGGAATATGCAGATGAGATTGCTGAAATTCTTTGGAACAATATCCTTGGTGAACTGACACGAGCTGGGTGTTATTTTGATGAGAATATTGAGGAATATTATCCTTCAATGATTCTGTTATTGGAATCTATTAGATCATTACATTTACATTCAAACGGTATTGACCATCCCTTGCAAAAATATGCAAAGGAAGCAATAGCAGTACCGAAGATAAAAAAATTGGTTGACAAAGACGAAGATTTGGATTAATATTATATAGTATGAAATAAGGAATATATCATGGCACAAACCTATGCCCAAACACTTTCCAATATAGTGCGGCATATCAACAATAATCATCCAGGGCATTTTCAGGCTGCACAAAAGCCTCAAATTCCTCTGAATGAGCAAACCTCTATTAAAATGAATGGTGGATTTGAATCGCCAGGTCCAGGATATTCAAGATATCTAAAAAGGGCTATGGAAAAATCACTAGCTTTGGAACATAAGTTGGATGATTTTGTAATTCAAATGCCAGGTATGTCAGGACGCAAATACAGATACTTTATCAATAATCTTATTGAAATGATTTCTGAAGAACCTGCTCATGCTGGTGCCAGATATCTTGAGGTTGGATCTTGGAAAGGCTCAACGGCATGTTCAGCAATGTACAAGAATAATGTGGATATACTCTGCATTGATAATTGGACCGGTTTTGGTGGACCTCGTACCGATTTTATGGCTAACATAAACAAATCTATATCTCGAGATATTGACTTTAATCTTCTTGATGAGGATTTCAGAAAGGTCGATTATACCGATATAGGTAAATTTAATGTATATCTGTTTGACGGCCCTCACGAGGAGGTTGATCAATATGATGGTGTCATGCATGCACTTCCAGCTCTCGATGATGAGTTTATCCTAATTGTAGATGATTATAATTTGGAAAGAGTAATCAAAGGGACTGAAAGAGCTATCCATGATGCGAAATTAAATGTTATTTCATCGATTGAAATATATACAACAACAGATCGTACTGGTCCAACATACATATCAGAACAGTACAGTGACTGGCATAATGGCTATTTTATTGCCGTTTGCCAACAGACAAAATGATGAGTAAAAATTATGGCAATTTTAATTGACTACAATCAGGTAATGCTTGCAAATCTATTTGCTAGTATTGGTAATCACACTAATGTAGAGGTTGACGAGGATCTTATTCGTCACATGTTCCTCAGTTCACTTCTTCGAATTCGTAAAAAGTTTAATGAGGAATACGGCGAAATCGTCCTATGTGCTGACAGTAAAAATGTCTGGCGTAAGGAGGTTTATCCTTATTATAAGGCGAACCGTAAACGCAGCCGTGACGAGTCTGATTTGGATTGGAATCAGCTCTTTAATGTGATGCATAAAATCCGTGATGAGGTCCGTGATAATTTTCCCTACAAGGTTCTATGGATTGAACACTGCGAGGCAGATGATATCATCGCAACAATCTGCCACGATCATGGTACCGAACTCAATACTGGTTCCGAAAAATATCTTATTGTGTCAGGTGACAAGGATTACATCCAGTTGCATATCTATGCAAATGTGGCTCAATATGATCCCATCCGCAAGCGGTGGATCAAAAACAATGATCCGAATAAATACCTTCAGGAACATATTTTGAGAGGCGACTCTGGTGACGGTGTACCTAACGTACTGTCTCCTGATAATTGTCTTGCTTTAGGTGAACGTCAGCGTCCTATGACATCAAAACGACTGAATGTATTACTTGAAGGTACTGAAAATATGGACGAGGAAACACTTCGTCGGTATCACAGAAACAAAATGATGATTGATCTCAATGAGGTCCCTGAAAAATATAAAACTATAATTCGCAACGAGTTTAACAAGGAGAAAGATATCGGTAGAGAAGGACTATTTAATTATTTTGTGAAAAATAAATTAAAGAATCTTATGACTGATATACAGGATTTTTAACAATGAAACTTTCAATATCTGAAATTATAAACAAGGCTGCTGCTGAAAAGAAAAAGACCGATAAAATTGAGGTGCTGCGGAAAAATGATTCTTCGGCTCTTAGAACAATTCTTCGTCTTATGTATGACGATAGAGTAAAATTTCTTGTTCCAGATGTAGCACCACCTTGGAAGAAAAATGAATATGAGGACGAGGCCAAGCCTATGTTGTTTTCTGAAGCCCGCCGCTTGAAAATTTTTGTTGAAGGTGGTGGTTATGAAACCCTGAATCAAATCAAACGTGAAACATTATTCATTCAGTTACTACAAGACATTGATAATGACGATGCTGATCTATTAGCACACAATATGATTTCACAAACTCCAGTTAAAGGATTGACTCGAAAAACCATTGAAGAGTCGTATCCTGATCTTTTCACTTCACCATTAAAAATTTAAGGATCATTAGGAAGAAAAATGGCAAAGCGATATAAGAATCTGCGCAATGGTACCCCAAGCTACGATGACGAATGGGGTCCTAAGAACGAGGATCGTTGGAAGGAAAAACAGCGCGGCAAGCGGCGAAACCAAAAACGCAAGAATAAGCATCGTGAAAAGTTCCAGAACTTCAAAGACTTTAACGAAAAATATTAAATTTTTTTAAAAAAAATGGTTGACTTTTTGCCTAACATGTATTATATTACTAATATAAGGTAAAAAAAGGATATAATATGTGTGTAAGTGATAAAGTGATCCTTGTGGATTGTGATGGCGTTCTTCTTGATTGGGAATATGCTTTCGATGCCTGGATGAAACGGCATGACTACAAAAAGGTAGTTGAAGGTGAATATGAAATGGATGTGGCGTACGATATGCCTAAAAAGGAAATCAAGCGACTAATCCGTATGTTCAACGAGAGTGCTACAATCCGTAAATTACCACCTCTCCGTGATGCAATTAAATATGTTAAAAAGCTTCACGAGGACCATGGATATATTTTCCATGCCATTACTAGTCTAAGTAATGATCAATACGCTCAACACCTACGGACCAAAAACCTCCGTGAGTTGTTTGGCGACACCGTATTTGAAAAATACGTTTATCTCGACACTGGTGCCGATAAGGATGATGAATTATGTCAATACGAAGGTACCGGTTGTTTCTGGGTAGAGGACAAGCCGGAGAATGCTGAATGCGGCTTGAAATTTGGACTGAATTCAGTTCTGATGGCACACAATCACAACAGTGATTATAAGGGTGCCGCAACCCGTGTAAATAATTGGAAAGATATTTACGAACTAGTGGTTGGATGATATAAATACATCTAACAACAGGTTATTTTTTATTATGATCGAGAGGCAGACCTGTTAACGGCTGCCTCTTTTTTTATAGGAGTATGAATGCCAACTTATAATTTTAAAAATAATGAAACCGATGAAATAACAGAAATTCGGATGTCTATATCCGAACGTGACCAATTCGTCAAAGATAATCCCCATCTAACTCAAATCCTTTTAAAGCCGCCTATGGTTGATGCAGGCGGCAATCTCTCTGTCGGCAAACCTGACAGTGGGTTTCGTGATGTTCTAAAAAACATAAAATCGCACCATCCCGGATCGCGATCAATTAAAAACACAATCAATGATTGGTGACACAATCATGCTTTAAAAAGGAGAAACCATATGGCATCATCGCAGCGGCGTCTTTCACAGAAACAAAAGCGTAAAGCGAATGCAAATAGGCAAACAAATGTACTGACCATGAGGGACATTGAGCCTATTACAGAAACGCAAGAAACCCTATTTGATTTATATGATGAAGATTTTAATATTGCCGCTGTAGGGACCGCTGGGACTGGAAAGACAATGTGTGCTTTGTATTTAGCACTATCCGATGTACTGGAACTACCTGAATATGAAAGAGTTATTGTAGTCAGATCAGCAGTACAGACCAGAGAACAAGGCTTTATGCCTGGATCAAAGGCTCAAAAGGAAGCCGTCTATACCGCACCTTATCAAGATATTGTTAACAGTCTCTTTGGGAGGGGAGATGCCTGGGAAATTTTAAAATCAAAACGAATTATTGAATTTATGACTTCATCATTTGTACGAGGTCTCACATTCGATAATGCAATTATTGTCGTAGATGAATGCCAATCTATGACCTATCATGAATTGGATTCTATTATTACACGCGTAGGTGAATCATCAAAAATTATCTTCTGTGGCGATACTGCACAGGACGACCTACAACAATCACGAAATAGAGCAGATGTATCTGGCCTTGTAGACTTTATGAATGTTATTAGAAAAATTCAGTCATTCAAGGTTGTCAACTTTAAACCGGCAGATATCGTTCGCTCAGGTGTAGTAAAAGAATATATAATTGCAAAGGAAAACCTAAACAGAAATCTGAGGTTGGTAGAACCAGCCCACGCTTGAGGTAAAAAATGGTAGATTATGCAATTGTAGGTGGAAACAATTATACAATAGTGGATCTGGGAGACCCGGATCCACTTACCGAATTTCCAGAAATATATGGGAATCTAAATTTTTCATACGTCGTTACTTTAACACAACCAAATGCCTTAAAATATCTAGGTATAACAGTAAATAGTAAACCAGCCTGGGTTAGTGCTGCAAATATAACCAATAGCAATAATAGTATCTTTATTTCCAGAGATCCTAATTATACTATTTTTCCTGATGAAAGTTATACGGTAACCAAATATGATGATCAAGGTTGGTTAGGTAATACGGAAACAACCAATATTTCTATCGGCGAATATACAGCAGCAAATAATAAAACCGATTATGTCCTAAGTGCATGGAATACACCTTCACAAGAGGAGGTCGAAGGTACATTTTCGTTTACTTTGAACTATGAAGATACTGACAATCCAGGTACTGAGAATACTGTCAGTCCATCTTATACTCAAAACTTTGTATGGAATGTGCAGACTGCACTTCCTGGTTTCATAAATAATCTTGACGAAACAATGCCATCGACAAATAATACAATACTTGAGGAATATGCAAATACTGATGCTCCGTTTGATACAAGTAACACATTTACATCAACAACCGATCTCAAGGATTTGTTGGCAAATACAGGAATAGATTTTACAGAATTGGATAACGTACGACCATGAGACCAGTAGCAAGATGGCCAGTAGATAAAATAGCAACAGGACACCCTTGTAGTGCTACCGCAAATATTGCTGGAGCATTTCAGGTAGCAGTATTTGCCGGCGGCGAACCCGTGTCCTGTCCTGGTGATCTAATCGGCCCTCATACAATTAAAGCCGGAAAATACTGTATACCTCATGCAGCAACTGTAAACGCCGGCTCACTTTTCGTATATGCGTTTGGAAGACCAGTCGCTAGAATTGGAGATTCTGCGGATGCTGGTGCCATTATTACCGGAACCCCTTTAGTTCTTGCAGGTGGGTGATGACACCATTTATCAGAAAAGAAGCCAACCGAATGAATTGGATCATTAAAGGAAAACTTATTGATCCCTCTTGGTCTGATAAAGATATTGAAGCAACCTACCATTCATACATGAAACGATTGTGGGGAAACAACGAAAACTATGTTCATGAAATTGGATTTGAACAAGCTTGGAAGGCAAGAGAAGCCGAAATGCTTAACAAAGAAGTAAAAAAAGTTCCGATTTTAGGTGGGCATTACGATTGGGGGGTTGACAAAAAGACCTAAACCAATTATAATATAGAAAAGAATGAGGATTTATTATGTTTAACCATGTCGATCATGGTATTGAGTTACCTAAATTAACACGAGAAACGACCGAGAGTGGTCGTAGATATTTCACACCAGAGGGCAATGCATATCCCTCAATTACCACTGTCCTATCAATTCTAAGTAAGGAAGCAATCAAGGCCTGGAGGGCTAGGGTTGGTGCTGAGGAAGCAAATAAGATCTCTCGGCAGGCAGCTGGACGTGGTACTGCGGTTCATAAACTTGCAGAAGATTATATTGACAACGTAGAGGATTGGAAAGGCAAACAGCAGCCTGCAAATCTTTTTATGTTTAATACAATCAAGCCACTGATTGATGAGAACATCAATAACATCTGGTTCCAAGAGGAATTCCTATACAGCGATAAACTTCAGACTGCAGGTCAGGTTGACTGTATTGCAGAATGGGATGGTGAGTTATCAGTAATTGATTTTAAAACATCTCGCCGTCCTAAATCAGTGGATCAGATTCAAAACTATTTTATGCAGGCATCCTTTTACGCGGCTGCCTTTCTGGAACGGACTGGTGTTCCTATCAAACAAGCAGTCATTCTGATTGCCGTTGATGATCACGAACCTCAAGTCTTTAAAATTAACACATTCGACTACTTGGAGCACTTTTTAGCGGTTCGGAAAAAGTTTGATGAACTATGATTCAGAATTTAAAATGGATTGCAACAGCGATGTTCCTCACCGCAGGGACTCTTTTATCTCTTAATATTGAGGCATCCAAGATTGGGTTCCTTCTCTTCTTCTCAGGACACATCATACTGTTCTTTTTATTCCTAAGGCTACGAGACAAACCTATGATCGTACAGAATGGATTCTTTATGATCATTGATGCTATAGGAATATATCGTTGGTTTTTTTAAAATAATTTCAAATAATGGTTGACTTTTTACTTTCCGTGTATTATATTAGTAATATAAGGTTTAAAGAGGAAAATTGTCATGTTAGCTTATTGTGACTGGATTGCCGACCAAATCAAACGGCACTTTACCAATGATAAGGCTGAAAATAAAATCGTTGATGTGGGTAGCATCATGATGGATCTACACCCTATCGACGGCTATTTTCTATCAACAAAAAAGACCATGCTCATGGAAGACATGAATGGCAAAGTATATCAAATTACAGTAGAGGAATTGAATGATGACTAAGTATAATGAACGCCACGGTGGTCCATATGACCGAGGAAGTGCCGATAGTTATTACTGTCGTCCATTTAACCCTCACTATTATACTGGGGATACCTATAATTCGTCTATTGTGACTAAGGAAGATATGACAGACGAAGAAATTGCTGCTTACAAAGCAGGCTATCTTGAAAATGAGGAAGCAGGACATTTTAAAGATTGGGGATAAATTATGAATATTTTTGTTACTGATATGGATCCTATCATTTCAGCACAAAGTGTTTGCGATAAACATTCTTCAAAAATGGTTGTAGAGTCAGGACAAATGCTCTCTACAGCTCATCGTATGCTGGATGGTCATATGGAACTACGGCCATCAAAATCTGGTAAACGTATGGTAAAATATTACGTACATCCTAACAGCAACCTAGAGGCCGTTCTCTACAAGGCGGTCCATCATTACCACCCTTGTACCAAATGGACCATGGAGTCCAAGGACAATTATCTATGGCACTATGAGCACTTCGTCGGCTTGGCAGAAGAGTTCGAATATCGTTATGGAAAGAATCATATGACCATAAATAAGCTTAGAGAGGTATTAAAAACACCTCCTAATAATATTCCGCAAGTAGGTCTTACTGAATTTCCTCAGGCGATGAGCCACTTCCCAGAATGTAAGGTAGAAGGTGATCCAGTACAGGCCTATAGAAATTATTATCATATGGCAAAGCCTTTTGCCAAATGGGAAAAAGGTCGTGCAGCACCAAATTGGTGGGAAGGATATAAAGGGGTTTAATGCCAAAAAGAAAAAAATATATTCTTATAGACAATAATCTAGGTGTATTTTTAGGTTCATATTCCATGCAAGATTTTATACAGCCCGAAGAAATATTGGAAGGCAGAGTGGATATGCTTAAAAAAGATACCAGATCATATGCATTATTTGCTTCTCAAAATCCGTTTGGGATTACAGAAGCAGATTCATTTGATTCTAGAGAAGAAGCCGAACAATTTGCTCGTGATGTCTTTTTTGATATTTCTGGTGTAAGACTCTCAGCAGTACCCGTTGATACAGAATTAGAAGATCCTGATCTTATTGATATTATAAAGGCAGGCTATGGTGATTATACCTTTGATATGTTGGCAGGACTAGAAACAACTAACGATACGATACACTGATGAATCTTGAGCATTTTTATACAGATGAAAAACCTATTTGGGGAACTGAAAAAGAAGTTGAAACCCGGCTCAGGATAAAACTA